CAATTGTAATTGTACCAATTTAATGCTTGCATCAATTTAATACGGCGATTGGCGGCGGTAATTGTGATATCCGTCCACATTGGCTCGTCGCCCACAAACTTAGAATCGCCGGCTCTGGCGTGTAATTGTTTGGGAAGTCCTGATTTATCTGCCGGTTTTCTAGCCATGTGAATTCTCCATATAAAAGTGTATTATACAATAAATTGATTTACTTGTCAATTATTTTGCCAAAGTGGCCATTAGTAACAGCATTTCCAAATTTTGAATCTCTTCATTAATTTTGGCTATTAAGTCTGTATACTTACTCGGAATCGATTGTTTACGTCTAATTTCAATTTCCATATTGGATGCGACCTTAACCATTTCACCTATATTATTAAGTAATTTGTTTAATTTTGGGTCGCGATGAGCTTTGTTTCCAATAGTTCGCAGTTCGCTACTAACTTCTGCCCAGTCCAAACTCGTTCTAATTTCCATGTATTATATTATAGCAGAAAAATATTAAACTGTCAAATCCATAAATACTACTATTAGGATACGTAATGGCACGTTTGTCGCTTTGGAAACCACAAAAAGGTAAGGACTTTTATTTTATAGATGGGCAAGTTAAGGCTCAGTTCGAACACGGCGGTACTGGAGTATATGTACACAAATACTTGGGGCCCGACGTCAGTGACGAAAAAATAAAAGACAAGGATTTGCCTGAAATTACAATACAGGATATTGTATTCTTAGAAAATAGAGATCGTAAATATGATCCTGATGTCTACGAATTGCGCGGAGTATATCAAATCAGTGAGTCTGATTTTGATTTAAGCCAGTTTGGTTTGTTCTTGCAAACTGATACTGTTTTTATTAGTTTTCATATCAACGATATGATTACCCGAATGGGCAGAAAGTTAATGGCCGGCGATGTGTTAGAGCTTCCTCATCAATTGGATGATAGTGCGTTAGATATTAGCAAAGATCCTATTAGAAAATTTTATGTAGTACAAGATGCATCCAAAGGTCAAGAAGGATATAGTCCCACATGGTATCCGCATATATGGCGTGTAAAATGCGTACCGCTAACAGATAGCCAAGAATTTAAAGGCATACTTGGAGATCCTAATGATCCGACCAGTATTAGTTCACAACAAGGAACACTATCTACTTTATTAGATATCACTGATGCAGTTGTTGCAGAAGCAGAAAGCAATAGCCCAACAGTTAGCCCGCTTACACAACATTTAGTTAACTATGCAGAAGAAGGACATTCCTGGAATCCGGGCGACCCGGTGCCAATTGGAGAAAGTTTTCCTCTTGTGCCTAATCAGGGTGACATGTATATTAGAAATGATTTTAAACCCCATCGCTTATTTCAGTATAGAGGTAAACGTTGGCATCGACTATTAGATAATACTGATACCAGTACATGGACTAGTAGAACTATTAATGCTGGTGGATACATTAACAATGAAAATCTTACTGCTATTGGTAAGAGAGAATTTGATGAAAAACAAGCACTCAGTAAAATTGTTGTTAACAGAAAAAAACCCAAGGCAGATAATTAATGAATCAATTCTTTTATGACCAACAGATAAAAAGATACTTAGAACAATTTATAAGATTGTTTGCGGGTCTCAGCGTAAGGATGGGCATTGATAAAGACGGCACTGAAATCTTTCAGCGTGTTCCAGTTCGATACGGAGATGTCAGTAGAATGGTAGCTCATATCATGTCCAACAACAGTGAGAACACATTAAACACGCTACCCATAATGAGTGTACATATTAACTCATTTAACATGAGTGCAGGTCGACGAAACAACCCCACGTACCAAGATAAGGTTCAAGTATTTGAAAAGAAATATAATCAAAACACAGGACAATATGACAATGAATCCGGTGACACTTATACTATCGAAAGGTATATGCCTGTTCCCTATGATATAGAAGTTGCTGTTGATATTGCTACTTCCAATACTGATCAAAAAATGCAAATATTAGAACAACTTGCAGTAATGTTCAATCCCAGCGTTAATATCAGAAGCAGTGGAAATGTATTTGATTGGAGTGCATTGACTTATGTTGAAATGACTTCAATATCGTGGAGTAACCGAAGTTTGCCAGTTAGCAATGATGAACAAATTGACTTTGCTACTGCGACATTTACAATGCCAATTTGGATCAATCCTCCTGCCAAAGTTAAACGTCAAGTTTTAATTTACAATGTCATTGGTAGTATCAGTACTGCCAGTACTGATTTTAATTTAGATAACTTTAAAGAAACATTTGCAACAGACGAAGCAAAACAATATATTGTGTTGACTTTTGAAAATCGAAGAATCGAAGTTGTCGGAGATAAAGTATATTTGTTGTTAAACGGTGAATCTGAACATAATCCGGCCACTGCATTAGATTGGTTAAATGAGTTAAAGCCGTATGGCGAATTACGTCCCGGAGTTAGTCAGCTGAGGCTAAGGCCGTCAGACGTACCTAGTCCCGGGTGGAAAGACGACGATATCATTGGTACTATTGTGTACGACGGTGATGATACTACACGATTGCATTTTAGTATCGATCAAACTACATTGCCCAGTAATACTATTGCCATGGTAAATGGCATTATTGATCCTACTAAAAATGCGCCGGGAGCCGGTAATCTGCCTCATGCCGCAATACATCAACGATATTTACTAGTTGCATCATTGCCGCTGGTTCCTGAATGGACGAATCTACAAGCAGATGAAAATGATATAATAGAATTTGATGGTAATCAATGGAATGTAGTATTTGATGCGTCAGCTGTTACTGCACTAAATATTGTCACAAATGCAAACACTATGTTAAAATACAAATGGGTCGATAATCAATGGATTGATGTATATCAAGGAATATACCGAGAAGGCTATTGGAGATTATATTTGTGAAGGTGATAAATGCTACTGGTGCTATATTTTATAGCATAGAAACAAACAGAATATTAATGCAGTTACGTAGCGCCGACTGTAGCTTTCCGTTAACGTGGAGTCTATGGGGCGGCAAAAAAGAAAACAATGAACGCCCAAGTCAGACACTGATGCGTGAGATCCAAGAAGAAATAGGATTTGTTCCTGACCTATTAAAAGTATATCCGTTACATCAGTATTGTAGCAAAGACAATAGATTTATATACGACAGTTTTTGTTGTGTTGTACAAGAAGAATTTATCCCTACCATTAATCACGAGAGTGCAGGTTATTGTTGGGTTAATTTAGGTTTTTGGCCTAAGCCATTGCATCAAGGCGCCAAATCACTTTTATTAAGTAAGAGTTTTCGAAATAAACTTGATGCGATGATTACACATATAAGAACGAAAGAAGATGACAGCAGAAGTAATACGCTTTCCTTTTATCAAACCGCCAGAGCCTCAGTATAAGTTTGTTGAACTCAAAAGCATAGAACTTGTTCATTGTTGGAACAAACGCTTTTTTAATCCCTATCTTAATCGACTATACCAAGACAATATCAGTTATGTCCAACGCTGGTACTTTGAAGTGGCACATTGTTTTACTACTGAGTCTTATAATGCAGTTAGCCGTCAATTAATTTATGATGACGCCTTTCGAGAAGATTTAATGAAAGCCTGCGACAACGATTTTGCTCGTTGTCAACACCTTTCTCAGTATAGTGAATACGAAGGTGCGGCGCTGTATTGGATGCCTAAGGTAAGACGATGGAAAAGCAAGTTTTTAGCTTGCCGTTCACTTGCCGCGTAATTCTGCTAATTCAGCTTTTACTGCGTCTAATTCAGCTTTAAGTTCTTTAATACTTTCAACTAACAGACCAACCATACTTCCATAGTTAACTGTTAAAATGGCACCTTCTGGTGCTTCTTTAACTGCTTGTGGTAATACTTTTTGTACTTCTTGTGCTATCAATCCTGTAGCATGTATTCCAGAATCAATACGTGTAAATGTTACTCCACGTAACTGTAATACTTTGCCTAGTGCGTCAGGAATTAATTCGATATTTGTTTTTAATCTGATATCAGAATACGCAGTAATCTCACCAGTACTGGTAACATCACCACGTGCATCTAATGCGCCATGACGCATACTAGTGTAGCCTGAGCCTGCACTCCATCCGTATGTGCTAAACCAATTATCAGTGTCTAAACCAAAGTGAGCGCCGTATACCCCTTCTCTGTGGAAAGTAATATTACATGCTCCACTGCCTGCGTTGTTAATTTCAAGCTGACCACTATTACCAGTACCCAGACTTACCCCAGTCATACGTGGTGTAATTTTAGCAGTTGATCCCAGTCCAGCAAAGTAGCTATATGCCTGAGCTCCTATGCCACCAGCTAAAACTAATGCACCAGTAGCAGTGCTAGATGCCGCAGTTGCATTGGTAATGCTAATTGCCGAGCCAGTACTATTGCCGCGGCCCGTTACGCTACTTAACGTATCAGTTGAAGTTGCACCTATTGTTACAGTTTTGGTGCCTGAACTAAAACTAACGCTGGCAATACCAGATGCCGCAAAACGTAACGAATCACTGTTAGACCCTGCGCTAAACTGTGTAGTACCACCACTATCTGCAATGTTCTTGAAAATACTTTGTGATGATCCTTTATCTGTATTCGTTACACGTAGTGCTACGTTAGCAGTATCAACGTCAACATCTATCCCTGAACCACTAATCATACGTAAGTTAGTGCCAGCCGCACTTGTTCCAGTTGCGCTCCAAGAATATCCAGAATCACTGTCTACTGCTTGTACTGTGGTTAATGCTGTCACTGCGGTTGTACTTAACCCAGTAATGTGGCCTGATGCGTTAACTGCAATTACTGGAATTGCTGACCCTGATCCATATGTTCCTGCACTAACACCGCTGTTTGCGTGAGTTAATGTTATGCCGCCACTGGCCGCAGAAGTTACAATTGGAGTTGTTGCTGTAACAGTAGTAACACCCGAATTAGTAATAGTAACTGCGCCAGTAGCACCACTTACTGTAATACCTGTGCCTGCAACATTACTTGTAACGCCTGCATTATTAATTGTAACAGTTGCTCCATTTGATCCGCTACCTGAAACAGTTATAGCTGTTCCTGCGGTTATTCCAGCTACATAATTACCTGTTGTTTCAGTGGCAATATTAATTAATGCTGAGCCAAATCTAATATCCGAATATGTAGTTCCGTCATTGGTTAGTTGCCATTTGCCGCTAGACCCTTGTTCTAACCAACGCAATGCAGTTGTTGCCTGCGCTCCGCGACGAACTTCAATGCCTGCATTTTCTGAAGGTACACCACTGGTATAATCACTGTTTAATGTAACAATATTATCTGCTACACTTAATGTTGCTGTGTTTAAGGTAGTAGTAGTTCCATTAACTGTTAAGTTACCTGTTATAACTGTATTGCCGCCAACATATAAATTCTTGGCAACACCTACACCGCCTGTGACTTTTAATGCTCCAGTGGTAGTACTAGACGACTCAGTGGCATCTGTAAATGATGAAGGAACAATACTAGTAACAGCACTACCTGTCACTGTTAATGAGTTAACCAATGATAATGATCCCGCATTTGAATTAAACGATATGCTGGTTGCAACTCCTAACGTTTTTGTGCCAGCGCCTTCTGCTGTTGCCCACACTGGATACAATGCTGTATTAGTAGAATAGTCAGATGCAGTTATTGTAGATGCATTAACACTGGTCAATCCAGATCCGCTACCGTTTACTGTTCCGCCTACCCATAAATTGCCGCCAATGCCAACGCCGCCGCTTACTTTTAATGCGCCTGTTATAGTACTAGTAGAGGCTGTGCCATTGGTTATTGATATTGCGTACGAAGACGTAGCGCCGCGGCTTACCACATTGTCTAATGTACTAGTTTCAGAAACGGTAACTGTGCTACCACTGATAACTCTACCTTTAGTATCTACCGTTACACTATTATATGTTCCTGCACTAACACCGGTGGCCGATAAAGTAGCCGTTATACTTGTACTCCCACTTCCAGTTACATCTCCACTAATAGTAACAGTTTGATTACCTGTTAAGTATGAGGTATTTGATCCAGCTGTTACTCTGCCTTTGGTATCTACAGTTACAGTATTATATGTTCCGGAACTAACTCCGGATGCCGCAAGAGTAGCCGATGTGGCGCCAGCACTAATTGTAATGTCCCCGGTAATGGCAGGTTGAATCACTTGCCATGTTGAACCAGTATCTCTATACAATGTGTTAACTGTGGTGTCAATGAATATTCGTCCAAGAGTACCAGCCGCTGGACGATTAACTGTAGTGTCCACTGCTACACTAACTGCATTTCCTGCATTAATAACCTGCAGGCTGTTTGCTACATTGCCTAGGCCAACATCTGCTTTAGCTAATGTAACTGCACCTGTTCGGCCAGCTACACTTGATACTGGATATGCTATTGATAAATTTCCAACTTGTGTTATTAATCCTTTACTGTTAACTGTTAACTGTGGCACAGATGTAGTGGTACCAAATTGTCCAATAGTAGTGTTTACATCTGCTAATGTTAAACTAATAGCAGTTGAGCCGCTACCAGCGGCATCACCAGTTACTGTAATTAATTGATTACCTGTAATGTATGCGGTATTACTTGCCCCGATTACTAGTCCTTTGGCGTTGACGGTTACTGTATTGAATGATCCAACATTGGAGTTAACTGTGGCCAATACTGCTGAAGTTCCACCTGCGGCAACTGTAATATCTCCAGTGATAGCTGGTTGTATTAAATCCCACCCTGTTCCATTATCTCTGTACAATGCTTTGGTATCAGTACTATACCATAGTCGTCCTGCTGATCCAAACAATGGTCGAGTATTAGCCGCGCCTTGCGCGATGCTTGGTGTATTTCCTGCGTTAATAACTTGTAAACTGTTTACTACATTGCCTAAGCTAACATCACTGTTTGTTAACACCACTGCGCCAGATTTGCCGGCAACAGTAGTAACAGGATAAGTTATATTTGTATTGGTTACTGCTGTAATTCTACCTTTTGGATCTACAGTAAATCTAGGAACGCTAGTTGCATCGCCATATGTTCCTGCGGTGACACCAGTTATAGCCAATGTAGTAGCAATGGTAGTGGCTCCTGATCCGCTAACATCACCTGACACTGTGATTGATTGATTACCTAATAGGTATGCCGCATTTGATGCAGAGTTGACTCTGCCGTATGCGTCAACAACTACTGTGTTATATGTTCCTGCACTAACACCAGTGGTAGCTAAATCAATATTATCTGCATTTACTACAATTCTACCTGAACTTGCAGTGCCAATATTTAACTCACTGTAATTCTTAGTAAGACCTGCGCCTGCAGATACAGTTGGAGCACTAACGAATATACCAAATGTGAGATCAGTAGTTCCTAGTGTAATTGGAGCAGATGTTGTTAATACAAAGCTGTAAGCACTATATATATTTCCATATAGCACTGGCATATATACACCTGTTACCATTTCAGCACTGGAATCTAAATCAGTGGAACGAGTCCATGTACCAGCAGATGCAATATATACACCGTTGTTGTATGCATTTGTTTGATCCTTAACTAATACCCTGTCGCCTGATTGTACTGCATATCCATCAATTGTTTGTAGGCCTGACAACGTAATGTTTGATCCAGTAGTACATGTCACTGGAGTCTTGGCTGTAATATTTGAT